GAATGCCGGTTTATCCATCCATGAGGTGTGGCCTGAAAAAGTAATAGGTGGTGACGTGGAAATTTATTATAATATGCTTAGGTGGTTAGAATTGGTGCCGCCGAATGATTTGATTGAAAAATTTATTGACCCGGTTCTTTGGGGGAAAAAGAAATGAGGACTACCGCAGAGGCAGTCAAAGAGATAATGACCAAGGGATTAACGGAAGCTGAAATTACTCCGTTCCTTGCCACCGCCAATGCTTTGGTCACAGCGCATTTGGGTTCCAGCAGCCTGTCCGATGCGTTGTTGGAAGAAATAGAAAAATATCTCGCGGCCCATTTCGCTTCTATTCGTAGTAAATACGGCATCAGAGAAAGCATCGGCGAAGCAAGTAAAACAACTGGATACAAAGGCGGCGTTGGACTGGATGCTACTCCGTATGGAGAGACTGCGAAAATGTTGGATACGACCGGGACTCTGGCCGGACTTTCGGAGATGAGGGTGGCGTCTATTTCTGTTTTTGATTTTGCATTGGATGATGACTGATGTATGCTGATATGTTAAATCAGACCGCTACTTGGTGGGCGCGTATCGGTCAAGATGGATACGGAAAGCCCCTATTCTCCGCTCCTGTATCTCTTCCCTGTCGTTGGGAGGAAGGACGCACACTTGACAGGGGGGAGGGTTATGAGATGGAAGTGAGATCCGCCCGTGTATTTTTATCGTCTTCGGTATCCGTTGGCGATTATCTATATAGTGGAGAATCCACAGAAGCAGATCCCCTGGGAGTTGATGGTGCCGGAGAAATCAAAGGCGCGCCAAGGATTCCCTCTATTGATGCGGATGTAACTTTATACATGGCGTTGGTGATGCGGGGGGTCTGATGAAGTTCGTAGGGGTGGAGAAAGTGGTTCGGAATCTTAACAAAGAGATAAGCAAGATCGAAGGCCGTTGTTTGTCCGGTTTGGTTTCTGCTGGGCTGATGATTCGTGGAGAATCCCAAAAGCTGACACCTGTTGTTACCGGCAATCTGCGTAATAGCGCTTATGTGGTCAGCTCAAGGGCAGTGGAGGCCGCCCCTAAAAATGGGGATAGCTCAGTTGTTGGTAAGCAGCAGGAATGCAGAAGATCATACATTCCTATGGTTATTGTGGGATACGCAGCGTCGTACGCCATTTTTGTTCATGAGAACCCACGCGCTGGTAAGACTGGAGGTATGTCTCCAAAAGGTTTGGCATACAAGCCAAGTAAAGGGTCTAGGCGCATTGTATATTCTACAGTCGGCCAGTGGAAATTTCTTGAGCAGGTTATCATGAGTAATCGGAAAAGAGTTTTGGCGATTATTGCATCGAAGGCAAAGAAATGAATACCCCTGCACAAGACATTCGATTGATTTTGGAGGAGGCGTCAGGTTTGGGACTCGTCTTCGCCACAGATCTGTTTATTGGCTTGATGCCAGATTATCCAGATTTATGTGTTTCTTTGACCGATACCCCCGGCATTGAGCCGGGGGTGGGGCCATACTATTATAACAGTTTACATGTTCTTGTCCGTGGAGGCGTGGGCGAATATGATGAAGCAGTGCAGTTGGCGGTTGACATTGCTTCTGTCTTACATGAGTATCATGGATGGCCGGATTCCTCGAGCTATTACTATGCAGGGATTTGGCAACAATCGGAGCCGTTTTTTATCGGCGTGGACGAGAAGAATCGTCCATTGTTTTCAACAAACTATCGTATTCAAAGGAGGTAATAACAATGACTACTGCTGCGTTTGCTGGTGTAGGAACACTGTTCAAAAGAGGGGAAGAAACTGTTGCCGAGATCAACAGCATCAGCGGTCCCAATATCAGCCGTGATACCATTGACGTGACCAGTCTGGACAGCACGGGGGGCTACCGTGAATTCATTCCTGGTTTCCGTGATGGTGGTGAAGTTACCCTGAGCTGTAACTGGGAACTGGCCGCATGGAGCGATTGGCTGGCGGATTTTCAGTCCGACAATTCTGTGACGTACACAATCGTTCTGTCCAATGACGAAGCGACCGAGATCAGCTTTGATGCTTATTGCGTGGGGATGGGCGTGGAAATCCCTACCGATGACAAGGTGACCAACGAAGTGACCCTGAAGATTACCGGGGCCGTGACCATTAGCAGCTAAACAAACTTTTTAAGGAGGTATTAAACAATGCAATTCTTAACCAAAGAAGCAATCAAGGCGCATAAAGCACCTGTCAAGATGGTGAAGGTGGAGATTCCTGAGTGGGAAGGATATGTTTTCGTCCGTGAGGTTACGGCAAGAGGTCGGGATATTTTCGAAGACTCCACGTTCGAGATTGATGAAAAAGGAAAGGTCCGCCTCCGTTCGATGCAGAGCCGACGGGCGTTGTTGGTCGTCCTATCAACGTGCGATGAAAATGGAGATTTTGTTTTTGACATGGACGACATTGGTTGGCTTGGAGAAAAACAGTATTCTGCTGTTGAGCGCATCTACAAAGCTGCTCAGGAGTTGAATGGCATGACTGCGGAGAAAGCGGAAAAAAACTTCGAAACCCCCGCCGAAAGTTCCTCTTCAGACTAGCGCTGGCGCTAGGAAGGACGGTCGGGGAACTAGAACGAACCATAACTGAAAATGAGTTGGTGGAGTGGATGATCTATTGCAAGAACAATCCGTTCGGTGATCATGAAATGCGCCAGGACTACCGAAATGCTCAGCTTTGTCAACTCCTCGCGGAGATCAACAGAAATCCAAAGAAGCGTGCAAAGCCGTTCAGGATAGAGGATTTTCTTCTTTTCCGCCGTCCTGTGTGCAAAACTCAAAAACAGTCGCCGGAAGAAGCATTAGCAATATTCACTCAGATAGCAAGGAGAAAATAGATGGCAACCCCAGTTGGCGATCTTGTTGCCCGATTGCGTTTGGACAATAGCGGGTTCAAGAAAGAGGTCAGAATAGCAGAGAATGCTCTTACAGGGCTCAAGAAGACTGCTGTTGCTGCCTTGGCCGGCTGGGGAACTTTTCATGCCGCGAGGTCATTTTGGCGGACCATGCTATCTTCCATTGAGCAGTACCAAATGGCGGTGGTCCAGACTGCTGCAATGATGACAGGCATGATGGAGCAGCGCCCCGGAGAGGGCCTTGCTAAACAGTACGCAGAAGCGACGCGGTACGCAGAGGTCCTGGTCAGTAAGTTGGAAGAAATTGATGCGAAGACTCTTCTGACGGCAGACGATTTGCAACTGATTTCTCGGGAGATGATGAAGCAAGGCCAGATTCTTGATGTAAATAACCAGAAACAAATACAAGGATTCACCAATATAGCGAATGCTGTTGCTACAATTTCCGCAGGGGCGCCTAATAAGCAAATACAGCTGATGCAAGAGACCCGTGCACTCCTTCAAGGTCAGGTGAATGTTCATTCCCAGTTGGCCATGATGTTGAATGCCCAGGTGGGGGATCTGAAAAAGCAGGTCGCCCTCCACAAGGAACAGGGGGATTTGATTGAATGGTTGGGTGAAAAATTAAGGGGGTTCGAGGCCGCTGGAAAGGATTTGGAGGGCACTTGGGAAGCTATTGGTTCTACGATGCAGACCATCTATCGAAGGACCATACGAGGCGGTCTTACTGAAGCATTCCGTGATATTCTGTCTGTTCTGGAAAAAATATCCAGCTGGGCAAAGAACCATCAACAAGAGATTTCTGATTACATACTGAATTCGTGGCGCAATGTTCGCGCCATGATTGTGGCCGTTTCCGACGCCATTGGCGATATGTCCCGAGCTGTGTCTTCATTTGCTAAGGAGCATCCGATTTTGGCTGAGATCGGCGTTGATGCCTTGAAGTTGATCGGGTGGCTACTCGTCATCAGGACATCCATCGGCCTTGTTGGCGGCGCGCTCACGAAGATTGGCGTCGTAGCGAAAGCAGTTTTCACTTATTTTGTTGGAGCGGTTGTTGGCGTCAAGGCATTGTTTGCGTCGTGGGCAGTGGATATTGCAGCCATATCCGGGCTCTTTCCAATGATTGGCGCGGCGGCTGGGGCTGCTTTCGCGTATATCATTGGCTGGAAGATCGGCGAAAAACTGTCCAATGAATGGGAGATAGCCGGCAAGAAGCTTGGGGAATGGGTGCAGATTTGGTATTCATACTTTGATGAATTCCTTGTTAAGGTAAGATATGTATTCGATCGTATGGGCGATGTCATTGAGACTATCATGCGGGGTGTGTCCGCTTCCGTAAAAGCGATGGTTGGCGAGATTATTGAAAATCTCAACAAGATTCCGGGTATTGGTGTACTCATTCCTGATTCAATAATTTCTTCTGTAGCTGATAGTGCTGCGAAAGGTAAGGCCGCCTTGGCGGGATTGGGGCAGTTCGCCGAAGAACAAAAAAAGAAATCCGAAGCAGCACGGGATGCCGCCCTTGCCAATAT